CTTGAGCACTTTTTTGAGCTTGCCACGGATTCCACCCTAATTGATGTGATTCAATCCAATTCATTTGCATTGAATAAGTTCCTTCAACTACACGCTGAACAGTTTCCCACCATCTTTCGTTTTTTCCATCTTCTTTAATTCTTGAATAAGTTCTCATATAAACCAATTCACCAAGACCATTAAAACCAAACGGAGCTTTTTTTCTTTTGTATTTGTTTATAAAATTCTCCGATAGAACAAACTTCTTACTCATAAACTTTTTTTCCTCATGTTAACGATATTATGTGATAGGACACAAACATAAATATTAACAACCATCTCTTAATTCTTTTTAAATACAAAAATTGGTTCATATTTATATCCAGCACCCATCACACTTGATAATGTTAGTTGTAGTGTATCACTTTGAACAAACCCAAGTTCCTTTGCTATCCTCTGAGTCTCTTGCTCTATGAACTTATATCTCGGTGTATTAGCAATATTGATTAACATATATTTACCATCCTTCAAACCTCTGTAACAGTTCTCTATTGTTTTTCTCAAAAAACCATTTACCCATTCTTCTTTTGTTGGAAACTTTTTGTAACTTTGTGTATCTTCGTCACTATACTTCTCTGTATCAAAATAAGGTGGTGAAGTAAAACATAAATCTAAAGAGTTTTTATCTGGTTCAAACTCTTCACTACCTAATTTATGTAATTCTACTGACTTTTTCAAGTAAAAAAAATCTTTTCTTATCTTTTTTAATCCCTCAAAAGTTTTTGTTGATGGTTCTGTTCCAATATACTTTGGTCTTGAACTTGCCAAAAAGCCTAACAACCTACCACCCCAACCACAACTCATATCCCAAATCACATCACCACCAAACTTTTCATATATAAGTTTAGCAGCAGTTGGTCGGAAATTACTTACGGCTTGTGTGCCAGTATAAATTTTTAACGATTGTCTAAATCTATTTTCTCTAAATTTATTTTTATCGATACCTTCCTCACCAGCAAATTGTGTTGAACACCATCTCCAACACTTTTTAATTACTGCTCTAAGTTTCTCATCGTCCATAAATGTCTCCATAGGAGTTCTTTGGGCATTACCACACCTAACATTTACCCAATGTGGAAAATATGTCCAAGCCAAGCGAAGACAATGCATTGTCTGAACTATCTTGTTCTCATCTAAAATAGTATCAACATCAAACCTCTGTAGTTTTCTCATATGAGTATGTTTTTCATCTTCTCGAACTTGATAATGTGGAAATCCTTTTTTACGCCAATAATTAAAAATAACCTCTATCCCATAATCCAAGTCATAACCACGAAGATTACTTGTAACTCTTTCATATTCGACTTCATTCTCATCATACCCAAAAACATTTGTTAATATATCAGGATTATTATTCATTCATTAAATCCTCATAACGAGCAGATAACATTTCTTTAACTTGATTATCACGATTGTTAATTTTATGTTGAACATTTTTACCTTGAACTGAACTACTCTCAAAAATCTCTATTTTACCAATATTTGTATTTATACGAGCAGGATAAGTTAACCCATCAGGACCAAATCTATTTTTTATGACATGAAAACGACCAGTGTTACCTATTTTATCCTCTATCTTTCGACTTAGTGACATCACAAAGTCTGCTGTCATTACTTTTGCATAAGACTCAGCGACCTTTGTAGCCTCAATCACATCCTCATCTAAAGCACTTCTATTTGCCTGACTTGCTGTCCATATTGGAACTTGTAACTCACCAGCCAAACCTCGTAAGTCTTCGTATATGTTTCCAAGAGCGTGTCTCATCTCACTTGATTTATGAACATCTCTCATAATATCGGCATAGTCTACCAATACCATATCTACTTTTTTACCAAATGTCGTTACTTTTTTAAGATGAGCAGAAAGGGTATTCACAGTACAAGATTTAGTAGGATAATACTTAATTGTTAAATTACCTTTTAACTTAAACAATTTTTCCATCACTTCTTCTTTGTGATATTTTAGATTCTGACTTTCCACTCCACTAAAAATACTATCATATCTTAATCCTACATAAGCCTCGTTTAACTCTAAGGTATAATGAACTATATTTAATCCTTGTGATATGGCATAAGCACCCATAGCACTTAACACCCAAGATTTACCAATACCAGCAGGCGCCACAACAACACCGAGTTCTCCACCACCTAAACCACCTTGCATCAACTCATTTATTATATCCCAAGGTGTCGGTGATGTTACACGAGCAGATTCTTCATATCTAGCATCAATATCAACTAAATAATCATGTCCTAAGTTTCTCTCAACACCAGCTTGCATAGCAGAATCAATCATAGACTTTATCTCATCTGTATTTCCATCAACCTCTAATATTTTGGCAGATTGTATAATTGCCTCTTTTAACACTTGGGATTTATGAAAGTCTAATGCCTTGTCCTTTATGTATGCTAAGTCCTCGGCTTCCATATGTTTATAAACTTCTTTTAGACAATCTTTTACATTTACTTGCAATAAATCTGAATCAATTTCTTTTATCTTTATCTTAAAAACTTCCATCGTGATTGTTGTCTTGTATTCTTGGTAATACTCACGAATGGCTTTTACTATCCACTTAAACCCATCATTGTTAATATATTTTTCATCTAATATATCTACAATTTGTTCTAAAAATAATTTATCAGTAATCAAACAGACTATAAACTTTACTTGAAAACTATATCCAAACTCTGAAATATTTTTTGTCTTACTCATTTTTTGTTCTTCCAATAATGGTCGAGAATATTAAACTCTGTTAACCAGTTGTCAAAATTAGGTATTTGTCCCCATAATTTATCCTTTACAAACAAAGTTTGCAACTGATATTTTACTAATTTTGGCATCATTTCTCTAACCGAATCTCCTATTTTTAGTTTTGTTTGATTTTTTATGTTCGGATCTCCTAACTGCATTAAAAGATAATTTCTTTTTATTATCAATTCACTATCCTGTATCATTTTTGATACTCTAGTATTTCTAGACTTTGCCATATCTAAAAGGTCTTTGGTATTAAAAACTCTATCTTCAACTAAAAGTGGAAACTCTTTAATTAAAGTTTTTACGCCTATACCTCTGACACCAGGTATTTCATCTGATTTATCTCCCTCTACAACCCTACAAGTTAACACATTTTGTGGGTAAACTCCAAACTCTTTTTTTATTGTTTCTCTATCATATAATATTTTTTTAGTTGGTGAGTAAAGTTTTACCCTTTTATCAACCAACTGATAGAAATCTTTATCAGCTGACATTATGGTAAATTGACTTTCTTTTAGAACAAGATTACAGATGTAACTCATTATGTCATCTGCCTCTAAGTTATCTATTGACACGATAGTTAATGGCAAACACTCTAAATATTCTACTAATCTTTTTAGTTGTAGCGCCATGCTTTCTCGTTCATCGTGAGGTCCTCCACCCCAATCTACTAACCGATTTAATCTACTTCTAACTTTACGACCAGCTTTATATTGTGGATATATCTTTTGCCGTGGCTTGGAAGAGTTCTTACCATCGAACACTATAACACAACGAGTTGGTTTAAACTTGTTAATTGTATATCTTATTGATTTTAAAAACCCAACCAAACCACCAACATGGGCGCCATCCTCATTTAAGGATGGATTGACGCTGAAACTACGAATAAATGTATTAAAACCATCGACCAATAAAACATGGTCGTTTAACTTTTTAGTTTCAGGATTTATTTCAATCTCATCCTTAAACTCGTAGAATCTTTTATTTAATAAGTTTCTACTTGTTTTACTCATCCGCAAACTCATCGTCTGTTGTTACATCATCAATACCAAGCTGACCTGAGTCATACTTTAGTATTAACTTTTCACAGATAGAGTCGTAGATGTATTCTTGTGTTTCCACATCGGATATAAGTGAACCGAAGTCTTTGGATTGAAACTTATGTTCTTTGTCATTTTGATCAACAAAAGTATACCATGCACCAGCTTGTTTAACTAGCTTATGGTCTTTCATTATACCTAACCAACTTCCATAATCATCAATACCTTGGTCAAAATAGAGTGGAAACTCTGCACTTCGTAAAGGTGGACCTAATCGGTTTTTAATTACTTGTGCTCTTATCTTTATACCAATAGTATTCTTTTTTGTATCTTTGATTTGTCCCATATTCTTTAAACGAATACGAGTAGAAGCATGAAAAGGAAGTGCTTTACCACCAGAAGTAGTCCAAGGATCTCCAAACATCACACCAAGTTTCTGTCTTAACTGATTAGTAAAGATTAGACACACTCTTTGACGAGCAATAAGTTGTGTAATCTTTCTCATAGCTTTAGACAAGACAATGGCTTTTGATGTAGCCCAACCATCTTTGTCGAAGTCAGCATCCATCTCTACTTTAGTTGAGGCAGCAGCTAAACTATCTACAAGTATCGTAACTAATTTGTCTTTACTAGATTCTCTTATTTTAGCAACTATTGTTTCTATTGTATCAAAAATATCTTCTATTGTTTCCAAATGAATGTATAACATACTATCGGTATCTATTCCGATTGCTTGTAGAAATTCAGCTGAAACAGCAGACTCGGTATCTATATAGACAGCAAGTCCACCTTTCTTTTGGGTAGAAGCAAGAGCGTGAGCACCAATAAGTGATTTACCACTTCCTTCTAATCCATTGATTTCTGTAATCCTACCAGCAGCTAAACCACCATGAGGTCTATTTGATATTGCTAAATCTAATAAGGTAGAACCTGTTGAAATCCAATCAGTAACATCTGTTGGTGTGTCTTGTACACCATCCAAAAAATAAGCAACTTGATGGGATTTAAATTGTTTGTTAAGTTCACCAGCTAAAACTTCAGCCAGTTCGTCTCTGTTTGACATCTATTTCTCCTAAAATAATGGGTGAGCCGGAAAAAGGAGGAAACCAGCCCACCCTACCACGCGGTTTAAGAATTAAATAACTTATCGAAATCATCTTCTACATTTGAAGAACCTTCAGTAGCAACCATCTCTGGTTCTTTTTCTGTCGTTTCTTCTGTAGAATCTGATGGATTCAAAAAGTTTGAAAGATGTTCTTTTAATTCATCGAAAGTTGGTTCATTATACAACTCTTTGATGTCTGGTTGTTCCTCTAATAACTTTTCAAGTAAATTAGAGTCATCAGAAAGTGGTGTCTGATTTGGTTTAACACGAATGGTAGTTTTACCATATTGGTTACCAGCTTCGGCAGGCGTTTGCCTTTCAACAACAATGTCACGACCATTTGTAGAATCAGAAATGTCACCATAATCTGGATCTGCTATTATAGATAATAGTTCTTGATAAACGGTTTTACCAAAACCCCAAAACTTAACACCTTCGTTTTCTTCTCCTCGTACTACGACAGGAACAAAAGTTCTCATTTTAGGTTCTATTCTCTTACCTTGAATCCACTCGTCTTTGTTACCACTACCTTTTAACTTATCAGCAAACTGCTGAACTGGATCAGGTCTACCATATGAAAGTGGTGACAATACAGTTTTATTTGGAACTAAACTATAATGAAAGAAAAGTTCACTAAAAGGATTGTTCTTGTCAAACTTGTAAGGTACGATTCTGATTTGAGATTTTCCTGGTTGAGGTTTCCAAAACGCATTTGTTTGTGTGTTCTGTAACTGATTGAGACGGCTTTTTATAGCATCTAAGTCCATGTTATTCTCCTGAATTATGTTTATTTGTTTAAGTATTATTGTTACAACAATAAATATTACTAAAGTAAAATTTGTAAGTAACCAATTTATATAATATACAAAAGTTTAATGAAAAAGTCAAGACATTTTTTTAAGTATTGTGTTAACCTTTTCTTCTAACGCACTTAACCTATCTTCTATTGTTTTAGGTTTGGTTCTGTGTGCCATAAACTGATTGTATACCATATCAATCATCCTATCTCTATCTATGATATTTGATGGAAGATTGTTTTTATTTTTCTCATACCATAATATAACATCTTTTTTCCAATTATCAAAGTCTTTTCTGGAAGAAGTTTGTATATTTAATTTTGGCATAGGTTTCAATGGTATTCTTTGTTTAATGGGTTCTGCTCGTAAGAATTTTTTAACATCTTTTATGTCTCTATATCCTACGAGAGATGTTCCTATATTAGAATTATACATCAAAGGAGTTATCCTTTGTAATCTGTTCATTCTAATTATGTTGTCGTATGTTAGTTTTGTTTTTTTGTCGTCAATAGAAAGTATCTGAATCTTTTGTTCTTTCTGAAGTGTTTTGTTTATTTCTTTTATTGACGGCTCCATTTTTTTACACCAGGCACATCCACTCCTAGTGAAAAAGTATATTGGTGATGCCATATTATAACTCGATTATTTTTAGTATCCTCGTTGGTATTTTTTGTAAACCCTCTTTATTTGAAATTAAAATCATATTTTTATATGTGTCCCATTCTACCTGATAATTTGTATCTAACACTCCATTATTAATTGTTTTAATTAATTCATTTAGTGCATTAATAGTATAGAGTGTATTTGTTATTTTCTTTCTATGTAAAGATATAGTATTATTAACAGAATTAAAATCTATTTTATCGTCTTTATTTACATTGTATGTACATATTAACTCTTTTTGTTTTTCTTCATTTTGCAACACATAAATTTTATCAAACACAACCTTGAAGTTTTTCGTGATGTCACGAATTGATTGTTCAAGGTTATGTTGAGTCGTGAATGTACATAGTAATTGTGTTTTCATTAGTTTTTACTCTTTAAACATTTTATCATATCTTTACCTAAGTGTGCTAAGATAGATTTTGATTTACCCTTTGTTCTATAAGACTCTCTTCCTAATTCTTTATCTTCACCACCATCTTTACTTCCGAATGATACAGCATCATCATCCGGTGAAACTCTCAATCTTTTCTGTAGATGATTCATCAGGTCTTTTCTACCTTCGTCAGAATCTATATCCTGCTCAAAGTTAGATAGTTCAGCACAACATTCTCTAAACTCGGTTGGATTAACAGATGTACCACCTATATTAATTGATTGTATACCTTCAAGCTCACCATTTATATATCTAGTAAAATGTATCTCATCTAAGAAAGATTGTACATAGGCTCTTTGATTAGGACCATTATCACCATCAGAATTAGCTGGATATGAGTCGGGGTCCATACTCGAATCAGCTTGTTGTAAATCTCCTACTAATTGTTCATGAGCAACATTCATAGAATCTTTTCTCTTTCTACTTGTGTTCTCAATATCATCTAGCTTAGAATCTAAACATTCCTTTACAGCAGCATCTGACATTTTTAGATGTTTTGCTATTTGGGAAACTGACATAGGACCACCATATTGTTTCAATCCAATTTTGTTTAGTTGACGAACCTTCGAAACAACATCTGAAGTTTTTAGCACCATCTTTTGTATGTCTTGTGTAGCACTACCATCTTTTACCATATCAACAACTGCCTCAGCTATTTCTTTCTCAGTTGCCTTCTCAGGATCTATACCATTACTCTCTAACTTCTTTTTCATAGCTGGATTGGTTCTCATTTCTTGAACATAATCAATCCTTCTAGGATCAAAAAACTCAAAAATCATACTTATACCATCTACTGCTTCTGGCGATAAATTTTGAGAATCTTGTCCAACAGCTTTTTCAGCATTATCAACTGTTGTAGCAGCTTTTTCTACAGCATCATTTGTAGTTTCCACAACTTTCTCTCTATCACTATCTGATAAATCTTCATTGGCATCAACTGCTTTTGAAATCTTTTCTCCCTTCTTTCTAACAGAGGTATTGTTATGGGGATCTGTCCAATCTTTTTTATTTGATGTGTGTTTGAATCCTATTCTACCATCTGATGTTTCATATATTGTTCCCGTATCGGTATCGTCTAACTTCTCTAAATAATCTAATTGTGTTTGATAATGTTTATATTCTTGAGAACCCTCTTCATGCTCACCTCTTTTCTTTTCTAATAATGATTGTACAATTTGTTTTTGATTGTAATCCATTGTTGCTGAAATAGGATATGGCTTAGTTTGAGGTTTTTTGTATTTGAACTTTTCTTCACTCTGTAGATAGTCCAACTCACCTTGTCCAGTCTTAAATCCAATACCTAACCATTGTCTAACATACTTTTCTGGATCTTTTTTGAACTCTTTTGCTGCTTTAGCTTTCTCAATCAACATATTATATAATGGAGTATCTCTCATATCTTCAAGCTCATTTTTAACAAACTCTTCTTCTGTTAAATTAGGATTTTCTGTCAATTGTTCTGTTGCTACACCACCATAAGTTTCACCAGTTGTAGATGCTGGTGTACCAGCAGGTAAGTCATAAGCATTTCTTATATTACCTCTCCGTTCTTCAATAAGTTCAGCTGCTGTAGTTTCAGGATTATCACTATTCTTTATCTTGTTATCCGTTTGTTTATTATGAGCAGATCTTCTTTTATCCCTTTGAGAAGTGGTTTCTTTTTCAGGTGGTTTTGTATAATCTTGAGATTGAGTATCAGTATCACTATCATCGATGTCGTCATCTTTCTTACTTGACAGAGAATCAGAATAAGTATCAGTAGAAAAATCTATACTCTGTTTTTCTTTTTCTTTTTTATCTTCTTCACCACCTTTTTCTTTATCATCTAAACCAGCAGCCGTTACAGCAAGTTTTTTGTTTTTGTCTGTGTCGCCTTTCTTTATATCACTGGCATATTGTTT